CAAACGGTTCGAAAGTCTCTAGTCTTGCAGTTTCTCTAGCAGCATCTGCTTGAGCTTGTGCCTGTGCTTGTTGGATAGCGCCCACTGATCCTAAAGTGCTAATGTCTGCTCTTTGTAAGCCAGGAACTTGTGATGCTAGTCCTGTTTGAAATCCTCCTAATCCTAATTGTTGTTGTGCTAAACCTGATCTTGCTTGTGCTGCACCTAATCTATTAGCAAAGTCTTGTTGTCTAGCGGATTGTGCTTGTTGAAAACCTTGTTGTAATAGTCCTGCTTGTAGTAAAGCTCTTTCTCTATCAGCTCCCGTTCCGAACTCGGCAAGTTGTACTCCTGCTCTACCAGCTCCTAAAACTCCTAGTCTTGCTTGTTGATCTTTAATTTGTTGTTCTTGTATTGCTCTGTTTCTATCAAATTCTGTAAGTGTTGCATCAATAACTTGCGACTGATACGGAGACATAAAATCTGTTATTTGTTGTGTTGTTGGTGCTCCTAATAATGTTTCAGCTCCAGCTATACCTGTGCCCACTGAACCTAATTGTGTTCCAGCAGCTGTAGCTTGTTGTTGTGCAGCTGTTATAAATGGTTGAAAAGAACCAATTCCTGATGAGGCTAATGTGGCTGCTTGTGTTTGTAATGGGTCTTGAGCTGCAACTGTTGGTGCAAATCTAGACGTATCAATAGGTTGTGCTGTTAATGCTGTTAATTGTGTGCCGTAATCTTTTGCAAGATCTTCTATAAACTGTGGGGGTAATACACGTGATTCTGTTATTGCCATTATGCTACCTTATTTTCTAATTGTTTCATTGTTTTATACATTAGATCTGCCCCTCTATCAACACTTCCTCCACCTGCAGCTCTTACTGCATCAGCTGTAAATACAAATTCATTCTTTGATAATCTAGCTGGCACATCATCTGCCTTCTCTTTTTTACCTATTGGCACAAAGCCACCACCTCTAAGGTCCATTTCATTACCACCAAGATTCATAAGACCGCCTTCTTGAGCTGTCATTCTATCTGATTCTTTAGCTTTGGACATTTTATCAAACTCTTGTCTTGCTTTATCTGCTGCATCTTTAGGTGATAAACCCATTTCTAAATACTTCTCAAAAAGACTCTCTAAAACTTCTTCGTTTTCTAAATTAGATGCCATTTTAATACCACCACCATTTGCAGCGGTAACTTCTCTAGTTTTTTTAAATCTTAACATATCTTCCTTGAACTGTTTAAATTTGTTCTCTCTATCAAAAAACTCATCAATTTTTTTTCTATCTCTTAAATAGTCTTCAAAATCATATTCTTTACTTTTACCTCCATCCTCAAAACCTATTCTACCACCTTCGGCTGCTGCCGCAGTTGTAGGTATTAAGAAAGGATATTTAGTTCTTAAACCACTAATATCACCAGCTGTGTAAGCATCTTGTACTTCTTTTCTAATGGCAGCTATATCAAGGCCTGTTCTATCAGCTATTCTTTGAGATAGAGATTCTTGTTCTTCTTCTTTTGGAGCTGTCATACCAGCTAGTGCAGAAGCACCTACAATTCCTGCAATGGCTTTACCTGTATTACCTTCTAAAAAAGCAGGCAATTCAAACGGAAGACTTTTCCCAAAACCTTTAAAAGGTGTTCCTGGAATACCAAATAAGGCGGCTCCAGTTATAGCTGCTTTACCTATTGGACTTTTGACAACTTTTTTAACTGTTCTAGTTATTTTTTTAACAAGTTTACCTAATCCGTATTTTTGTCTAACTTCACCACCATCTGCAAAATCATAAGCAGGACCACCAGATGCAACTTGCCCAAAGTCTCCACCAAAATCTGAGGCAGATACTGTCTGTCCACCTGAAGCATCAGGACCTCCAGAGTACATACCAGAATCGCTTGTATCCACAAAGCCAACATTTTTTGCAAAATCACTAGTTGCAATTCTATCCGCCATCTCTCGTTCTAATCTCTCTCTTCTATTTTGTTGTATCATTTCATTAGCTATTCTTGTATCTCTAGCTTTAGCAGACTCAAATAGTCTTCCACCTTGATCTCTACGTCTTCCTAAAAAGCCACCTAAGATTGCCCCAGGTAAACCAAATACGGCACTACCAAGCACTGAACCAAGTATACCTTGTCTGTTGCCACTTAAAAAATCTCTTCCTCTATCTAATAAGCTTATATTACTTGGCGAATCAGAAACATCATCTGATGTAAAATCTTCGTAATATATAGGCTGACCAAATTCATCATACATAACAGGTTGACGAAACTCATCAACATTGCTTCCCATTTGGAAACCTTGTCTAGGAGCTCCTCCTTCTGCTAGTAATTGTCTCGCTATTTGTGATCTAGTTATTGCCATTTTTTCACACTACTTGGTTTTTGGTAACAAATCAAGCGAAGGCATCACTACTTTAACATCTCTACGAATGTCTGTTTCAGGCACTTTTTTAGCCTTCCACTCATCCTCCGTTTTGTATACTTCACCTGTTTTAAGATTAGATATTGTTGTTATTACGTCTTTTGGTTTTAATTCTAACATTATGTTGTTACCTCTCTTGGTTCTATTTCTAGTATTGAAGCTATGACGTGTAGTTCGTTAGCGTCACTAGCTTGTACTTTTAATATTTCTTTTTCCTCCATTACTAATGGTTGAGTTAGTAATTCTACTGTTGTGTTTGTATCCACAGCCTTTGTTTTAAATAAACTAAATATAGCAGAGGATGCATTAACAAGTGTAACATCTAAATTACAACTAGATCCTGAATCATTTGAAACTAGTATGGATTTTACCACAGATGTTTTAAAATCTGGAACTGTGTACAAAGATGTAAGATCAGTTGTTGTTAGGTCTACTTTTTTATTTATAAAACTATTTGCCATTATGTTAAAAAGAAGTTCTCAGCCTCCATCTCATCTTTTAGTTCTTGTTGATACGTTGTATTTAATTTTTGTACGATAGCATCAAGATCTCTAACTTGTGAGTCAGCCACAGATTGTTTATATTCTTTACTAGGTCTTGTTAGTATTTGTACTATTTTTGCCATTATCTTCTACCGTCTGGTTGTATGTCTAATCTAAACGTTCCGAGTTTCCAGTCCTGACTTGATCCAGTATTTTCTACTTTTAATGCTATAGCTCTTGCCCTAGCTCTTGTATCAACTTTAGTTGTTGATGAACTAATTGTAAACGGACCAAGTGATGAGCTAGCTGCTGTATCATTTGAATAGTTTCTTAAATTTAATGTAACTTGTGAATTACCTGTTTGTGAAATAAAATCTGGTATAAATCTTCTAATCTTCATTATAAACTCACCATCCCCTCTAAAAGTTGGCGTGCCCGATAATTGTCCTCTTGCTAATTGTTGAGTAATATCAAAATCTCCAGATAAAATGTTTGATGTAATAGCTGTGGTTGTGCCACCTTTTACTTGATCTGTTCCAGTTTCATGTTGATAGTATGTTGATGTACCATCTGTGTTTCCTTGTACATATGTAGCAGACGTAGATGGTTCTACACCATCAGCGTCATATTCTAGAGCGTGAGGTTTACCAAATATGGCTGAGTCCTCCCACGCAGTTCTAGCTAAAGTTCCTACTGTCCACACTGGTCTTTGAGGAGAAGAGTCAAAATAATTATAAGAAACCATTCTGTTAACAACTGAAGATGATGATGTTGGGTAGAACCACATAATTTCACCAAACAAATTATTAAGTCCTGCTGTAATCATTTGATTACCAGATTCTATGTTAATATCATCGTAAACAAAATCTTCTACTAAACAAGGTAGTGATTCAAGGGCACCAGCATATTTAAAGAAACCGTTTTCAGACAACCAGTAAGCTGCTCCGTCTACCTCAACAACAGCATTTTGTCCTGACAATCCACAGTTGGTTCCTGCTTGCACAAATGAAAATGTAAATGGTTGACCAACAAAACGCATTAAGAACAAGGCCGTATCTGTATAAACATAAATTGCATCTCTACCTCTAATAGCTCCCATGATCTGTGATCCGTCGGCCAGTCTTTGTGTACCAGCGTCATTGGTTGCAGTTGGCACATATGTGTTAATATCTTCCACCGCAGAGAATCTAATAAACATATCATCTTGAGATGACTTCGTTCCGATCGTGGTTTCTGTACCAAAGAACACTAAGTGTCTATCAGGTGTAGATACTAACATGTGTCTTGATGCAGTGGGCGCACCAGATATAATTGTTGCTCTGTTTGATGTAGCATTAGCTGCTGCTGAGTCCCATTCAAATACCTCACCATCGTGAATTAAACAAATAGCTTTATCACCAAAATTATCTAGTGACCACATGCCTGGTTCTAATACTAAGTCACCAGATGCAGCTTCACCCCATGCAACATAACCCGAAGAGTTTGTCACTGTCGCTCCGTTACTATGTGTGGTTGGTGATGTTCCTCTAACGCCTCTTGTAATACCTGTAAGTTTGTTTCCTGTAACACCTGTGTAGGATATTTCTTCAGTGCCTATCTGTACAAAGTTTGTTCCGGATGATGGAAACTGTGTAGCATCTGTTAAAGTTATTTCTGTGGCCGATCCATTGTTACCACCAGACGTGCTAGATATAGCTCCATTCAAAGTTGTGGTTACAGATCCAACTTCTTCACCACCCCAAGTTCCAAGTGACCAACCAAAACCTTTCGCTTGAACAGCAGGTCCAACGGGATAGTAATGTCTAACTCTAATTCCACCAGATGTTGTAGCACCTGATCCTGTTTCATTTGAAGGCATTGTAATTGTTATAGTGTCTGCAGTTGGAACAGATGTAATCATAAATCTAATATCATCAAAATCAGAGGCTGAGTAATTTGAATTTGTAATGGCTGTAAAATTATCTAATAAAACAATATCTCCTGCATTAAAACCATGAGATGTGATTGTAATTGTAACTATCGCTGATCCATTAGTAGTGCTAAACGCATTAGAAAGCGTAGTCGTAGATTTAATTGGATGTATGTCATAGAACACACCGCCTGAATAAGCATATAATATTCTGTTTGTTCCTATAATAGAGTATTTAATACTTTGACTATTAATGAATTGGTGCAAACCTCTAGCAGCTCCTGTAACGTTATCAGCCCCTAGTTGTTGCCAACCACCTATTTTCTCAGGTGTACCATATCTAAATCTTACATTATCACAGTCAATCCACTGACCTTCTGCTGCAGTCGCTGTAATTTGTTTATTAATTCCTGGTGCAAAACCTATTTTTTGTAACATATAATATCCTGTTTAGACGAGGAGTATTGGTGTGGTGGATGAATACTCCTCATCAAAACAGGACTATATAATATTATTTCTTGATTTTAAAGCCTTTATACCATGCAGGAAGACCCAAGAAAGGCCTTTTATCATACATGTTTTCTTTAGCAGTTTTCTTTTTAGCGTCGTTATAATGTAAGAAAACTTGACCACAATCTTTACCTTGAAAGCCTTCTCTCCAATGTTCTAACTCACAACCCATGTAAACCAACATGTCTCCTTGATCAAGATCCACTTTAATACCTGCTTGTTTTTCTTTACCTGTTGGGTCTAAATATATAGGCCATGGATCTCCACCTAAATTTAAAGTTGTAGATATCTCACAAGAATACCTGTCTTTGTGTCTGTGTAATACATCTCCATTTTTATATATTCTAGCGTAAGAATAAGCTGGTTGTAGTTTATATCCAGTTTGTTTTTCCATTTTCTTTTGTAGACCTTGTAGTAAAGTTTCCATAACTATGTCACTATAATGTGAATAAGTGTTGGGAACCTGTTGATCATTCCATATACCAAAGTACTCTGTAAAAGGTGATATGTATTTATTATCAAATAAAAACCTTGCCACCCTTCTTTTATTTAAGAAATAAGTATAACAAAACTCTGCTAATTCTTTTGAAATAGCTCCTTTTATAACGGAATATTTATTTTTTTTGAACGACATTTTTTCTCCTTTTCATTAGTTCTTTTCTTTTTTCTTCTAAAATTGTTTCTACAAAATCATTTTGTACTTTTGTATTAGAGCCTAAAATAGTTTTCATATAGTTAATTATTTTTTTATTTTTTATTATCATTAACGTTTAAAACTCCCTTTGCTATCGCTTGTATATTCCAATGTATGAATCTAAATGGTTCATAACCGCTATCAACACTATATAAATGTGGCATAAAAGAATTAAAAAATATAAGTCTGCCTGGTTTAACATTATAGTTTATTTGAGATGTTGCTAGTGTAACTTTTGTTTTATCTTTTTCAGGTAATAAATTCATAACTCTACCTGGTCTAGGATCTTCAAATACAGGTCTAGATGTTGCGTCACTAGCTTTTAAAAAATAAAAACCAGACATGTGACCGTTCCAATGTGTATGTAAAGTATGATGACCACCACCAAGTTTGGAAAACTCTTGTACCCACATTTCAGTTAAAAATAACTGATGTGCTTTTAAATCAAAACCTTGTTCATCTAACAGATTATGTGCAGTTGCTAATATCCAATTTTGTAAATCTAAAAACTTAGGATCATTTATAAGAGTTGTAGAATGATGAACCAATCCGTGATCACCTTTATCACCGTGTTTTTTAGTTCTTTCATTTATGAATCCTCTATTAGCTTTAGCTGCTTTTTTAATATAAGGGTCTGAAGCTTTATTTAATTTTTTAACCCACTCTGGTTTATCCATCCAATATATCGGACAAGTGAAATAATCTTCTCTGTACAATTGATCTTTTTGTTTTTTATCTTTCATTTAAAAGGATACCCTAAATTCCAAATTACTAAACTATATCTTGAACCTTTTTTAACAGGACATACTCTATGCCACACAAAAGATGGAAAAACGACTAAAGATCCTTTAGGTAATATTTCTGTACACTTGAGCACATTTCTTTTTTTATCAGGATCCATATTTCTAAAATCAAACTCTAACTCTCCACCTTTATATTCTTTAGGGTCAGATAAAGTAACTGTTACAGATAGTTTTCTTATTTTACCATTTGTTGGATCTTGTGGATTGTTTTGATTAAAGTAAGGTTTATCCCAACTATCACAATGCCAATCATAAAATTGTCCTTTTTCATATTTTGTAAATTGACAGTTTTCTGAAAAATCCCAATGAAAATTCCAACCAGCACTAGTATTAGCTTGATGGACATATGGTTGTATTTCTTTATATATCCACCTATCATTCATCCAAACAATATTTGAATTTCTTTTTTTCTTTAAATCTTTAACTTGTTTTTGATTTAATTTTTTATTGCCGTATCCACCAGTTACAGCCATTTGATCAGATATAGATTTTCCATACTTAACGATCTCATCGCATATTCTTTCAGGGATAGCACTCTGAAACCACCAACAATAGTTTTGCAAATTCATATTTCTTTCTTTTTATAACTTAATACTAACTTAAAGTCAAAGTCCCAGAAACCGTAAAAGTAGCTACTTTATCGTTAGCAGGTCCAACACAATTTGACACAGAATTAGTGCCTGGTGATACGGCAACTGTTGTTCCACTAGGGACTCTTACTACAACTATACCTGATCCTCCTGCACCTCCAGGTTGATGACCAGATCCAGGATTAAATCCTCCTGCTCCTCCGCCACCGCCTGTGTTAGCAGTTCCTGCTACTGCAGGTGTGAAAGGATTTGGTCCAACTGAACCACCTTGTCCACCACCACCTGTTCCTCCAGCAGCTCCTGATGTTGGTCTAGTTGGGGCAGGATAGTGTGATCCACCGCCTCCGCCACCTCTTGCAACGCAAGATCCTGTTATACCTGATGTTAAACCAGCTCCACCGGTTCCGTTTGTTGGTGGATTCCCTGGATTTCCTACTGCGCCAGCTCCACCACCGCCACCACCGAAGTATCCTACTGGGTGTCCTGCACTTGCAGTACCACCATTATTTCCTTGAGGGGGATTTGTTGGAGGTGTATTTCCTGCTCCTCCAGCAGCACATGCAGCTCCACCTCCACCGCCTGATCCTCCAGAGAGTCCTGTTACGCCACAGTTTTTACCACCGCCACCACCACCTGCTGATGTAATACATCCAAAAGATGAGTTAGATCCAGGTCCACCAGAAGAAGTTCCAGGAGATGGTGGTGCACCACCTGTTCCTCCAGCACCGACTGTAATAGTGTGTGTTCCTACTCCTATAAATTCTGTTGATCCTGCTAAAGGTGTATCAAATGAAATTCTAAATCCACCGGCTCCACCGCCACCACCATAACCTGATCCTCCACCGCCACCACCAGCAAGAACTAAATAATGAGCGTTTATACCGAATGAAGGCCACGTGTTTTGAGTTCTTGCGCTAAATTGACTTTGCATTGACCAAATACCTGATGCTTTGTTTAATTGTCTTACTAAAACCACTCCTGCACCACCTGCACCACCTGCAAAAGTTGGACTTGGACCAGAACCTAAACCACCTCCGCCACCTCCACCACCAGAGTTAGCTGTTCCAGCTGTTCCAACGGCACCTACTCCACCAGCTCCACCGCCACCAGCTCCACCAGATGCTGGGGTTCCAGGAGATGGTTGAACTCCTCCCCCACCGCCACCAGCGAAAACTGAACATGTTGCAGGTAAAGATCCTGGAAAGATAGAAGATAAATCCGTGCCAGCGCCACCAACTCCTGTAATTGAAGGAGAGGTTATACCAGCAGTAGTTGATCCACCACCGCCACCACCATAATAAGGACAAGAATTTAAACCAGGAGCGCCGTTATTTCCTTGAGGTGGATTTGTTGGAGGTGTGTTTCCTGAACCTCCAGCAGTAATAGAACCTCCGCCAGCTCCTCCACCACCAGAGCCTCCATCACTTCCTGCTACGCCTGGTAAATCTCCACCAGCCCCACCACTGTCTGCTGTATATGTAACGCCATCGAATACAAAAGATGTATCGTTTCCGTCTGTGCTATTAGCTCCACCAGCTCCTATTGTTACTGCACCTAAAGCAGTATTACCACAAACAGCTACATTTTCGAAACTTCTTAAACCACCTGCACCACCACCTCCTCCATTGGATCCTGGACTAGCTTTACCTGTACCGCCACCTCCACCTCCAGCGACGACTGCGTAGTTAATGAATCTTGTTCCAGGCTGTGTGGTAACAGCACTTGGTGAGCTAGATGTTAAAACTGATAGTTTATCTTTTCCGAAAGAAGTTTTATTGGATGTACCAATTATTCCACCGTTTGATGATCCGCCTTTATTACTCGGCATTAATGTCCTCCTATGCGGACACCCAAGCTAGAGCTGATGCATCCCAATTATAATTGTTATCTTCTGAATCTTTTGCGGTCCATTTTTGACCAGCTTCATCCCAACTAATTTGTTTTCCTGTTATGTCAGTTGGATAAGTAACTGGAGCTTGCCAGTCATCATTTTCATCTAATGACCATGAAGCAAAAGGTTGAGGTGTTAAAAATTTATTTTTAGCTGTATCAAAAATATAACCTTTACCAGCATATTGTTTTCTAAAATTATTATTATAAGAAGTTTGTTTCCAAGTTCCACCACCAAAAAATGTAGAGCACCAGTTTTCTCCGTCAAGAGCCTCATCAGCTGAAACGTGACTATTATCTACAACAATTACTCTTTCTACAACCCAATGTAGATCAGTTGTAAATCCTGTTGGATCTGTCTTTTGTTTAAGTTCTGCGAAATGTGCCATTTTGTTTTTCTCCTTATTTATGTTTTATATCAAATTTAATATTACAATCAACTATAAAGTCAATGTTCCTGTTACCGTAAATACAGCAATAGTGCTACTACCGCAAGTAAATGATACGTTTGATCCTGGCGCTAATGCAAAAGACGCTGGTAAACTTGAAGTAGGTGCTTTTAAAACCACTATTCCAGATCCACCATTACCACCTAATCCTGCAGGTGCTGCAGCACATCCTCCACCACCGCCACCACCTGTATTAGCTGTTCCTGGATTTCCATTAGCATTAGATACTCCAGCTCCACCACCGCCTGCTCCACCAGAACCGGCTGAGGATGATGGTCTACAAGCAGATACTGATCCACCGCCACCACCAGCAAAATATCTACCTGGCGCTGGACCGGGTGTTCCATAACTTGGTGCTTGTGGTGCACTTCCAAATATCGCTGTTGATGCTCCTACACCACCATCTCCTGAAGTAGCTCCTGGAGCTCCTGGACTTTGTCCAGCTCCACCAGCTCCACCACCACCACCGGCTGATATGAAAGCTATAGGTCCTCCATCGTGACCCGTTCCTCCTGGATTACCTTGAGGTGGGGTTGTTGGAGGTGTATTACCTGCTCCACCAGTTCCAAAAGATCCACCACCTGAACCTCCTGCTCCACCAGGGTTAGGACTCGCACCACCGCCACCACCACCGGCAGATGTTATTATACTAAAAATTGAATCTGATCCACTAGCAGCTGTTGATCCACCAACTCTCGCTCCTGTTGCACCAGCTCCCACAGTTATTGCGTGAGATCCTGTTCCAAGTGCTATTGATGGGACTGTTGGAGAACATACAGAAGTTCTAAAACCACCAGCTCCTCCACCACCTGTTATTGATCCAGGTCCACCACCGCCACCAGCTCCACCGCCAGCTACTACTAAATAATCAAAAGACGTATAAGGTCCAGGTTTTGTTGTAAATAATCCTGTACTTGTAAATAAATGTTGTGTGTTACAAGAAACACATGAAATTGTTCCGCCACCTGCTCTTTGTGGTCCTGGATATTGAATAATTACTACACCTGATCCACCTGCAGCTCCATCTCCACCTGGTTCAGCACCGCCACCAGCACCACCGCCAGTGTTTACAGTTCCTGCTGTTCCAGTTCCAGCTGGCATATTTCCTCCAGCTCCACCGCCACCTGGTCCTCCAGCTCCGCCTGATGGTGCTCCGCCAGGTGAACCTGGACCAGAACCTGCACCGCCACCACCGCCTGCTCTTAATGTTGAATCTCCTGGCCAGTTATTAGCTCCGGCTCCTCCAGCTCCATTTGATGTCGTTGTAACTCCTGAAGCTCCTGCAGCTCCCGCGCCACCACCGCCACCTGTTTCTGAAAAACAACCAGATCCACCAGAGTCGCCTCCAGAATTTCCTTGTGTCATAAAACTTACAGTAGAAGTTCCACCTACTCTGGAGTTATTAAAACCACCTGCTCCACCACCTGATCCACCTTCGCCTCCATTACCACTACCACCACCTGGTCCACCTGCTCCACCTCCACTAGAGGTAAAAGTTGAAATGTCTGGTCCTGAAATATTTGAGTCACCTCCACTAGTGGAAACTGCTCCTCCAGCTCCAACAGTAATTGTATAATCTATATTACCACCTAATTCTAAAGCTGTATCATATCTATATCCACCAGCTCCACCGCCGCCACCTCTATCAGGGTGTCCACCGCCGCCGCCAGCTACAGTTAAAATATTTATATTTCCAAAAGGTGCAGAGGGCCATGCATCATTTAATCTCGCATCGTAAACTTCTTCCATTGTAAAGACACCAGTTGCTCCTGGGCCTGTTGTTGTAAGTTCTTCAACAGCCATCAAACCGGATCCACCAGCTCCTGCTGGTTTAGAGGATGAACTACCAGGTGCGTCTCCAGCTCCTCCACCGCCACCACCAGTGTTAGCTAATCCAGCACTTCCATGTGATGGTGTACCACTTCCTCCTGTTCCACCGGCACCTCCGCCACCTTTACCAAGGGCTGGTCCTTTTGAAGCACAAGCATAAGATCCACCTCCACCGCCTCCAGCAATCTGAGGTGCTGTACCTGCAGGTGCAAAAGCGTTTGTTGTTACTGTTGCTCCACCTAATGGTGCTAAAGCAGGAACAGAAGTTCCACATCCACCAGAAGCTCCTTTTTGATTATCACTTCCACCATCATAATCATTATTTGGTCCAGCTGCAGCAGATCCACCACCGCCACCGCCTCTGTGAGCAGGAGTTCTTGCACTTCCTGGAAAACCTTCAGGTGGACTAAAACAACCTTCGTTACCACAACCTTTACCACAAGCAGGTCCACTTCCTCCGTTTCCACCACCAGATCCGCCATCGGCTCCAGAAGTATTATAACCACCACCTCCGCCACCGCCATTTGATTTTACTTCTGATGATGTTCCTGGTGCAAAAATTGTATCACCACCGTCTGGTGCATTAGCAGATATGTTAGTGTTAGCAGATCCACCAGCTCCAATTGTAACTGTGTAGGGACTTGATCCTGATACAGTAGCAGAAACTCCATTTCTTAAACCACCAGCTCCACCGCCACCACCATCACAAGATCCACCAGATCCACCTCCACCGCCAGCAATTCCATATACTTTTACTGTAGTTGTATCTGAATCTGTTGTTAAAGTTCCAGTGGATGTAAAAACCGTTTTTTTGGGTATTTTTCTTTTTACGGTAGTGTTGACTGGTCCTATTATTCCGCCATTTGCCATAGCTTATTGGACCTCCTATGCGTCGTCTATAACTTCGTATGATACGAATAGTTCTAAATCCGAAGCTGCGTTTGCTCCGCCTTTTAAAACATCAGACTCCATCATATAAATTGGAGTATCTAAAACAACTAACGTTGCGTCAGCTGGTACGGATACTGTTTTTGCTAAATGAAAAGTTCCAGAGGTATCAAAGTTTGTTGTACCATCTGGAGTAAAGTTTGATTTTGTAATTGATAAGGTTAAATCAGCTGCATTTGTGCCATCTACGTTAGCACATGTAATTCTATTAATTTTTAAAAGTTTATCAGAAGAAACAGTCATTAAAGTTGTAGTCGTAGTAGCTGATAAAGCAAATCCTACCGATTCACCTTTAATCGACGTTACTGATACTATATTTGGGTTAGCCATAATTTACTCCTTTTTATCCAAAAACGATCGCCATTGCAATAGCTTTTCCTGTTGAAATACCAGCATCAGCAAAGCTCAAAGTTCCTGATCCATTGGATACTAGTGCTTGTCCTGATGATGTAGCATCTGCAATAGGTAAAGTAAAGCTCAAATTAGAGCCTATTGTTCCTGCTTTAAATTCTATATAATTAGATCCATCATCGGTATCTTCGTTAAATCTTAGTGTAGCAGCTCTAGTAGCATTTCCTACTAGGTTTACGACACCACTTCCGTTAGGGTTT